TATGATCTGTATCCCAGGTGTCGGGCCATTTCCAATTATCAGTTTTCATATGATTGATGGATCGTATAAATAATTCGTCAACAAAGTTTCTTGAATCTTCCATAATATATAATAATAAATATCAGGTAAATAACCAAATACTAATTACCAAAAGTATGATTTCCTATTACAATAGGATCTTGCCAATCTGAAGCCCAATATGGAGGATCTATAGTTTGGGTTCCACCTGATGCATAATACATAGTAGCTCCGCCGGTTATATCTTCTACATTGGACTTAGCCAATGTTAAAGCAGTGTCCCATTTAGAATGTTTTTTATACATATCAATTATTGATTGTATTGTTTTAGATCGACCATCTTTATTAAAATCATCAGGAACACTTACGCCGCCAGTTGCGTTATCCCACATTGAAAATTGACGTGGACGCAATGATTCACGAGCAGCTATTGTACCTTTCTTATTTGATCGATTCTGCAAAACATTTTTTACGGCTTGCATACCTTCGTACCCCTCACCACCAGCTTCTCCTACTATAGTAGCAGCAATTACGTCATTGTCATTTACTCCTAATACATATGATTCATTCAATATGTTTTTAAGTTTTATCATTGGTTTATTATTTTTTTGCATTAATAGTTACCGATGGTAACAGATTGAGTTTAGTTTTCCATTGTTTAGATTCTGGGTTATATTCCTTTGTATTAATTGTATCGGCCGAATCTATATTGCCTACTAATACAATTGGATTTATTTTATAAAAAGGAATATTTGTTTTTTTGTCTATGGAATCTTTCCATGCTTCAAAATTTGAAGAACTTAAAATAGGATAATTATATATATCAGGCGATGATTCTATATCATTATAATGATTGCGAGTACTAGTTGGGGGTGTCGTTTTAGCTTTTTCGACAGCTGTTTGTATGTCTGGTAAAACAATTTTAGCCATTTTTTTGTCTGATTTTTTAAGATATCTTTGAAGTTTTCTTTTACTTACATCAGATCCGAACCTCAAATTGTTTGCTAATAATATTGGATAATAATTGAAATGTGGTAGGTCACCCGATCCGAACCAAGACCAACCATATCTAAGTCCATTCTTTATCATCCATTCTCGTCCTGCACCTCGTGAAACATCAATAGCAAGACCAAATCCATGATTACTTTTTCCTAGGGCAGCTACTGGTAACCCAGTTTTTCCATTTGTGTTTAGGTCTTTAACAAGAGCTTGATGAAATACATCTCGGTATGCATTTGTAACAATTATGGTTACGCCGTCTACTGCTGCTGCTGATTTCATTTTTAAGAATGCACGTCCTGCTTGTGGCCATAGCCATATTCGATCTCCATATGGATGAGAACCATCACCCTTCAGCCAGTTAGGCAGATTATCCCATTCAGGATTGTTTAATTCATTACGTTTTTTACCAGTACTGGTTACGGTAGTAGCCCCAACATCGACTAAATGTTTTTTCCAATCTAATGTAGCATTATATATACCGTTCCAAACCTTCGCACCATCGCGTAAATTAGATATAGTCTGTTTAGTTCCAGGTTCTTCTAATAATATGTTTTTAAGCTTAATCATTTTGTATTGCATTTTATTCCTTTATATTATCCTGCTTGATTTGAACTAGAGACAGATGCTGCTACTCTTGCAGATGCATTGAATCTCCACCCATTGGCTCCTAGGCTACGTATCATATATGAATCACTTTGCCGTACTCCTGCAGCAGTATCCATAGTTAGTTTGTCTACATTTAAATAAACTCCCGGGGATGATGCCTGTGTTGTCCCAGATATTATAGCAGATCCACTTTCTATTACAAATTTGGCATTGGTACCGCCGATAGTTGCAACATCAAATGTCCATTCATATCCTAAATATAAATCTGACGCGGTTGGTAGTTCTACTGTAATTGTTTGGGTATCCGTACTCAATAATACTCTAGTTCGACCTCCAGCTGGTAATGTATGTGCCGCAACTGTTATCGTTGAAGGGCCTAGTGTCGAATTTGGTAATATTACTTGTGACGCCGATTGAAAATTTATGAATGATCCGGATACCAATAAACTACCAGATATTTGAGCATCGCCAGTAAATGGAAATCCTGCTCCACTTCCTCCTGCGTTTTCTGCATATGATGCGGTAACTGCATATGACGCACTAGTGATTGTCCCGGCATATATTCCTGCAAATGATCCGGTAAAACTACCTGTTGCTACAACTTCAGTAGTAGCAGTGCCATCCAATGCATCAATGATACGTGTTATATGTTCTGCTTTACTGGTTAATCCTTGTTGTATACCAATTTTACTTATTGTTGCCATTTACATTTCCTTTTTTATACATGGGCCAATCTTTAGTTTTTTCATTGAGCCATTCTTGCCTTTCATCACAACCACAATCTTCATCTAGTAGTCTAGCAATCTTGTCTGATAATTGATCTAATCTTGTTGCCGATGTAATCTTTTTTATACTATCTCCTAGTCCTTTTGATTTCATATGTTTGCTTTTAATATTTTGTTACACTTTTGTTTTTCCAATTTTTTGAAATTGAATCCGTTGGATGTTTGCCAGGGCCTTTTTTAAAGTCAGTTTTATGCCGATGGCCAGTTCCCCATGGTCCGCCGAAATCAGCATAATTGTGTTCTTTACCAAATGGTCCGGCAAGATCTTGCTCGGTTACAGTTTTCATACTAATCAGCAATTTTTTTAATTTCTTGAGTATAGTATTATGTTCTGGTGTTATTGGTATTTCTAAAACTTCTCCGCCCGGATAACCGTAATCTTTCTCTGGGTGCATTATTTTGCTATGACCTGTATTGTCTATCCCTAATACTTTATATGGAACATTTTTCATTGTTATGTTTCCACTTGGTATCATGGTACATTGTTTTGGATATTTCCATTGGCCTTGTGGATCTTCAACTGCATTCATATATTTTAACACATTCTTCCAACCAGTTTTGTCCAGCGTCTTACGTTTTGCCATATGTGCTGCCAAATCGCCTATACCGTCTATTTTTACTTGGCCTACAACTTGTTCTAATTGTAATTGGCTAATTGCAATACGTTTTGCAAAGTCTTTTAAACGAGCTAATAGACCTTTAGAACGCAGTTTCTTAAATGCTAGATTTTCTATAGAATATTCACCCTCAGCTTCCAATCCAGTTTGTCGCATTTTATATAAACGTGACAATATATATTTAATACGATATTCTAACTTTGGATCATTTTCTGAAAGTTGTTCAATTTCATATTGTAATGGAGCCATCTTTGCATCAATCACTTCGTCGTCAATTGAAATTATATCAGCATTTGGTTTTTTAATCCATTTGTCTTTCATAATAGAATATTGTCCTACCGATGAGTGAAGTTGAGAGTTCCAATCTTGAGCATACAACTCAATATCCATTCCTTTATATTTAAGTGGATAGTTTGTATTCCATATGCTTTTTTTAGCCATCATGTAATTTTTAACTAAATGTAGATTGTCTCCAACTGATTGATAATCAATAACAACATGAAGATCTATATCCGATGTATCTGTCCAATTATAATTAGCATTGCTGCCTATAAGTAATACATCGAGTATTGTAACATCGTCTGACACTTCAAGGAAGTCAAAAAATGCATTTGCTATTCGCAAAAATTTAGCTGATAGTCCATCCTTAAGGTTTGAGTTCTCCCATAGTTTAGGATTTAAAGTACTTTGTGTTTCGTATTCGTGTAGCATTTAATATAAATACCGTTACTTCCAAAAGAGCTGGATTAATATAATACTAAATGCTAATAGTAAACAGGTGGCAGTTTTAAGATTAACGGCTTCACCTCGGAATAGATACGTTAATGCTGAAAAAATAATTATTCCAGATACAAATGACACAAACCGGCCCGGCCAAAATAAGCCATCAAATCCAGAGACTGCTAATCGGGTAGCTTCCATAAAAAGAATTGTAATTGGAATACCACATAGAATTAATGCCCAACGCCAGTCCTTGGCCCATTGCCACATAATCGGTCCATTAACTTGTACCCACACCAATGTTTGTCCTACAGTAAATAATAAAGCTGCAATTGCAATATATTTTAGATTCATTTATATATTATAAGAAAAAAATCTATAATATCAAATGATTTAAGTTAGATATCCAGGAAGTTGTAATGCAAGTTGTTTAAGTAAGTCGGTATCTTCTTCTTTTAATGTAGTCTTACGTTTAACGTAATCAACCCGTAATATACCTATAATATTTTTATGTAAATCAATTATTGGCCATGCATATGTAGATTTTACTCCGTCTACTAGTAAATGATGTTTACATAATCCATCTGGATACTGTTTTGTATCAACACACCAAAACTCGCCGTTATCCATTAATGGTTGTATAGTTGTAATACAAGCAGAAACTGGAATATTTTGTTTTGCCATCATTGTGCTTGATATGCCGTTATCTATTTGTTCGTATGACATTGACATCTTTTGCATTGACTTACCAGAATAGTAGTGGCCGCCGTTGTGAAATGAAAATATTGAAATTCGATCTGCGTGGATTTGGTCTAGCGTTTCCCGTAATTGTTCTAGTACTAATGTATCTTCTGTTACGCAAAGTTCGATTGGACAATCATGATTGTGGTCTATTCGATTAAGTTCTAGTTTATGTTTTAACCAAATTGCACTCAATGTACCTACTACACCAATAACGGCTGTTATAGTTACTATTAATATCTCTCCCATGTCTCACTCTCTCGTTTATTGATTTTATTAAATTATTTTAGCCGATTCGACTTCTTGTATCATTTCAAAATGTATTTTAGCAATTCTATCTCTTCCATCTCCTGATAACAAATACCTATGACAGTTGTCAGAGTTAGTCATAAAGAAGTTCTCTGATAGTATTGCTGGCATTGAAGTGTTTCTAAGAACATAGAAATTAGATTCTTTTGTTCCTCTCATATATTCATCAGGAAATTCAGCAGTTGCTTCATCAAGTAATATTTTAGCTATTCCATCAGACTTAGTTACTCCTTCTGATGTATATACTGACCAACCATTTGCTGATTCAGTGGTAAACCCATTAGCATGTATGCTTACATATATACAAGGTTTATCAGATGCTATAGCTATTGAGTTTGCTTTACTTGTTCTATCTGATAAAGGAACATCTTCTTGAGTATCAACTAAGTTAACACACTCGATTCCGGCATCGGTACAAAGCTTCATTAATCTGTCGACGATTGATCTATTAAATTCTCCTTCATAAAGAATTTCACCATCAGGCCATACTGGAGATCTTTTTCCTGCTGTTTGATAAACACCGTCTATAATACCTCCATGACCATTATCAAATATCCATAGATAGTTTGAGTTGGGTGTAGGACATTGTGGTGTGACTGTGACATCATATTTTGCTCCACAGCTGGGACACGTAACAATCTTTGCCATGGCTTATTTTTCTTTTGCTGGTAATGCAATTAAACTATCTTTAGATCGAAGAAACAACAATCCTGTTGCCATCCATCCTGCCATGTCATTAGTAGTAGCTTTTTCAGTGTAAATCATTACGCCGCAAAATACTAATATCGAAATTCCTAAAACTGATGTTACATAATTTTCTAATATTCTATTTTTCATATTTAGTCCTTTTGTGTATTTTAATAATAAATATGATACTATAGATTATTTCAAAACTTTTATGAGATCGTGTTCATACGTTGTTAGATCATTTATTGATATTAATAGATTACCCAATTTAAAATTACCTAACTCTCCGCTATCTTGTATAATCGCTGACAAATTTTCTATTATTTGCATATCTTGTTGATCAAATTTATTACCATTTATTTTAACAGTAATATTATCTTTTATAACGTGTTTATTTGGATCAAATCCTTTAACTCTTTCATCTATATTAAATGAGCTATATTTTTGTTCTTCTTCACTATATAAAACAAATTCTTCTAAATCAACATAGAGATAATCACACCATGGTTCTAATGCTTGTATTAATTGTATATAGCAATTTTCAACTACAATACCTACTTCATATTTAGGTGGTACAATTGGTTTCATATATTCATCATGTTTACAAAAATGCCCCCATTTACGAATAAACTCTCGAGTTGATTTTTCATTTTGAGCTAACCATTCATCTGTTTCTCTATTCTTCATGAACACTTCACCATTAGGGTTTCGTGTTGCCCCATCTGCAAATCTTGATCCTCTACAAGTCATATGATAAACAAATCCTTCCCACGTTTGAACAAACTTAATCCCGTTTAAATGGAAACGATTGAATATGTCTGAGTCTTCCTTACTTTGAGGAGCAAATAAAATATCGTGTCCTCCTATTTCTTGAAAGTCTTTTTTCCAAAATGCCCAAGGTGCAAATATACCTTCGGTAATACCTTCATCATTTTCATGTAAAACTTTAAATTCATCTACTTTACTTAGTAATTTACTTTCATCAAATTCTTCGGGTTCAATTCCACAATCTAACAATATCTTCTCAGGTCCTGGTGGATGTAATGGTGGTTCAATTCTAGTAAGTGATACAATTGTTTTTGGTAATGGTTGATGGGATAATCTCGATGTTGAATCCTGCATTGCATACATATGTTTCTCAATTGCATCCAACGCTCCAGGGCATAAGTACATATCAGCATGATAAATCATACATAGCTCATTTGTTGCTACTTCATTAACTAAACGATCGTATAATATTGTATGACCTAAACGAGTTGGTCCTTCATTTCTAATTGCTTTGAAATGTGGATCTTTATCCATCATTTCTTGACACCATTCCCAAGTACCATCTTTGTCGCTAAAGTCATCTGCTACACAAATTTCTACTTCATGGTCTCCTTGGTTTTTACGAATTGAATCGTAAGACCATTTAAGGTATTTAAGGTTGTTTCTACTTGGTTGTATTATTGATATCTTCATAACTAATTTCCTATTCTATCAAATCCAGATAATGTTAAATCATAACCTGGTTGATTTGGTTTATTTCGTAACTTAAATTTTCCTATTGTTTGTGTAGTATCACTTATACTATCAATTAATTCATAATAATCTTCTACACATCCATATACTTCTTTTCTTGCAATATAATCATGTATAAATATTATAGACGTTGATTTTAAATATGGAATAATTTTTTTTGCACATAATCTTCTTGCCCGACCATCAATTAAAACAATATCAAATTTTTCATTGAATGTATCAACAATATCTAGATAATCTTTAAACATATCATATTCACTTTGCCGATCATCCGGATTTGGTTGATTTTGTTTAATGAATTTATATGTAACATCATTTAATGGATAATCTTTCAATTTAGTTGATATTGTATCATACCATTCTTTATTATGTTCAATTGAATAATATTTTTCAACTAAAGATGAAAATTCCAAAGTAGATCCACCGGAACCCCATTCTAGCATAGTTATGTTATTAGTTAAACAATCCGTTATTAATTTTTTTTCTTTTGAATGCATCCAAGTTTCCATTATTCTCCTATATTAAATTTAGATTCATGATAATATGATTGATATCTTTGTTTGGACATATCACTACAATATTCATAAAATTTATTATCTTCTTTGAGTCGTTTAGCAATTTGTTTTGCTGTTACTAAATCACCTACTTCGACTGTTGTTTCCGAGTGACATAATTCTTGTGTGTCTAATCCTTTATATCCGATGCATGGAATTCCTAAATATGCACAATTTAAAGCAAATGTTCCTGCTGCGTGAGTTCTCATTAAATGAACTCCATATTTAACTTTTCTTAATTCATAAATCCATTGTGTCCAATTCATATAAGGTAAATGAGTTATGTCTAGCTCTTCTTCTCTTTCAATCTTTCTCCCCATCGATGGGGCATAGATCGTTTCTTCAAATTCTTGAGCAACCATCATCGAATCGAACCCACCATACCAACTTGTCATATTGCCGCCTATCATCACGCCTGACTGTTCATATTCTAATTGGGGTTGTATTGAATCTTCAATCATTAAACTTGGCATTACTCGTACATCTAGATGATTAGTTAATCCTTTATAATATTGTTGATCTGATTTGTTGTGAACGTAAATTATATCAGCTGATGTCAATGTGTTGTAATACCATATTTGCTGCTCTAATGAATAATCTTGCCAAAGCCAATTTGGTCCTTCTTGCATTACAGCAAGTTGTTTACAATTTTGTTTAATAGCCCCAATAAAACTTGGATGTATTGTAAGTAATTCAATATTATTTTTAGGTAAAATGATAATGCCTAAATCAAAATCTTTGCCTTCAATATTTCCTGTTTCATCAAATAAAGGAATATGTTTAGCATCTAACGCACACATCCAGGCAAATTCAGTTCTCATGTTGTTATGATTACGAGGAATTGTGCCAAAAAAGTTCATTTCAGTAAAAAATGCTATATTCATAAATGTCTTGTCTTTACTCTATATTGTTCTACCCAATGTTCTACCATTTCTTGCATCATACCTTTAAAAGTATATGTAGGTTTCCATCCTAACATGTTTCTAATTTTTGTTGAATCGCCTTTTAAATATGGAAGTTCTTCTGGCCTTAAATATTTTGGATTTTGTACAACATAATCTTTATAATCTAGATCGAGATGTCTAAATACTAGGTCACACATCTCTCTAACTGAATGGGTTTCCATTGTTGATACTACAAAATCACTTGGTTCATCATGTTGCGTCATTAAATGCATTGCCCTAACATAATCATATGAATGTCCCCAATCTCTATAAGAATCCATATTACCCAATTCCAACTTATCTTGAAGTCCTAATTTAATTTTTGCAGCGGCTTTGCATACTTTATTAGTTACAAAATTACTACCACGTCTAGGAGATTCGTGATTAAATAAAATACCATTAGTTGCGTGTAACCCATATGCTCTTCGATAATTTCGTACGATGTTATAACCAAACACCTTTGAACATCCATATGGTGATACTGGATTCATTGGTGTTTGTTCTCGTTGGAACCCATCGTCATCTACTGATAACCCAAACATTTCGGAGCTACTTGCCTGGTAAAACTTTGCATTAGGACATGATCGTCGATATGCTTCTAACATATTTAGTACGCCTAGTGCATTGGTTTGTACTGTAAACTGTGGTATATCAAAACTAATACGTACATGACTTTGGGCTGCTATGTTGTATATTTCATCGGGTTGAATTTCATCTAGCAATCTTTCAATTCCGCCTTGATCTAACAAGTCTCCATAATATGTATGTATATCATTAATAATATTATTAAGACGATCATCTTGATTTTCTGGAGTAGAATTTCTTCTAACGATACCATGTACCTCATATCCTAATTCTAATAAATATTCTGCTAAGTACGAGCCGTCTTGGCCGCCAATTCCTGTTATAAATGCTTTTTTCATATGTATTGTGTATATGGATCTCCTGTCCATTTAGGTTGATTAAAAACTTTCATTTTTGATAAATCTGGCCAATCTGTAACTTTCCATTGTCTAGGTGGTGTTTTAATGGCATCTGGTAATTTATCTAATCCTTGTTGTGCTGTTTCTGGAGTCATATAATAATGATAACCATGAACTTCAATATCTTGTTCACGCCATGGCGTATCTGGGTTTCTTCCATCATATGACATACGTTTAAGAATATCATAGTCTTTTTTTATATCACAAAGTATAACGCCTCCGCGACCTAAAGATAAATGTTTTTGAAATTGAAAACTAACACACATATATGATCTTGGAATATAACTGTCTTGTTTCCATAATACCGCAGCATCATATATAGGTTTAAGATGATTATTAACTTGATAACAATCAACCCAATCTTCATCTCTCCATTGCAATTGTATTTTTAATTTATCTGCTAAAAACGGTACTGATATATATGTTCTCCTGGGAACGGTTATATATGATAAATTTTGATGGCGTAGGCATAATTCAATACCATGCGTGCAACTATCAACAGCTACTGCATATGGTGCACCAAAAAACTTTGCTATTTCATTTTCAAATTTGGTTATTGTTTCAAAGCTCATAATATATTATATTTAATTAATATGAATTATCCAATCTTATTACATGTAACATTTAAACTAATCAATGTTCCGTTGTCTTTATCTCCGTTAGGATTAAGATATGCTTGTGAATGATCATCATTTTGTCTATGAGCTTCATACTTTCTCCAATCATATCTTTTAATGTCATTATATGATAATTCATAAAGTAAAAGATGTAGCGATTCATAATCGTATGTTGTTTTGTGATATATCATTTTATCTCCCATTGGCATTCTACCATAAAGTGGTCCTATGATATCTTTTAATTTTACTTTTCCATTATGATATAATGTATTCATAGCTTCAAAATCAGGAACAGCAACTCGTAATTCACCTCCCGGTTTTAGTACTCTCCTCCATTCGCGAAGTAATTGTTTTGCTTCGTTTATATCAAAATACTCCAATACATGACTTACATAAATTACGTCTACTGAATTATCATTGAATTCTAATTTTGTAATGTCTTTATAATCTAAATGATCATAATTGCCTCCGTCAATATGAATCCAATTAGATCCAAAGTTCCTCCACCCACAACCTAAGTTTATCTTAATCATCTAAAAACTCCTTGTCTAAAATTTGACCTTCATATGGTCCTGTTTTATATTCGTATACTATAGTAGAATCTTCTAATATTTCATAATTATGCCCTCCAGATAATGTAAAACTAACATCGCCAACAAATAAATTTACAGTTTCTAATAAACTACCATCTAAATCATAAAAATAACATTTAACTGATCCCATTATTACTACCCAGGATTCTTGTGCAATAACATCTGTGGGGCCGGATTTCCATATGTGTTTATGAGCTTTAAACGTTGTGCCTTCTGGCATTTTAAGTGATGAACATTGAATAAACTGATCCGGATTTATTAGATCCAATCGTTGTGTTTTTCTGTTTATTACATCAACTAAACGATGAACTATATGTAATAATTTGTCTGGTTGTATTTTTGAATAAATTTTCATAATTTTATTTGTTTTTTTATATTGGAGTTTAATAAATCAAACCAATATGTTTTATTAGTCCAAGTTCCTAAACTATATCCTTCCTTTTTGTATATTGGAAAATTTTTGTATAACATTAATATTTTGTAATCTGGGTCAAATTTTGCTATGTGGGATTTCCGTTCAAAGTCCCATGGTGTTAACCCATCCTTTAAGTAACGAAGTAAAAACTCTTTATTCCATATAGATAATTGAGTTGTTAAACTATAATCACTTGATGGTTTTTGTATATATAACTCCCAATCGTCCCACCCACATTCTTTTTTGGTAATGGTGTTTAATAATTCTACATCATAATGTGGACTATCAATTAAATGGCAATTATTACCTTCTGTTGCATCAACAAGATTAACGCGACCTATATTATTATTTAATTCAATTATATCGATTAAATAATTTATAAAACTAACATTGATTGCTTTGTATATAAAAACGTCTTCTGTTCCATATATAAAAAATTTGTCTTTACAATTTTTAAAAAATTTACGTAAATCAGTAGACCATTCATTAACTGGGCCTTGTGTACCCATTGAAATAAATTTACAATTATCTGGTAAACCGAAATTAGGTGTATCATAGCCTAATATTCGCAACTCTTGTTGAGGTAAAAACTTATTGAATAAATGAGTAAATACTTGCAAACATTGCCAATGTTTATTATTTGTAGAAACATAAATTGGAATTTTAATCATAATATAAATGTTTCTTTGTTTATAGCTTTTTCAATTGTAGGCCAAATATTATATTTATTCATGATGAGCGTACGTGCTTTTTTTAAATTTTCGATGTTTTTTTCTGCATAATTGCTGTCAATTATGTCTTTAATAGTTTTAGTTACATTAGTAGAATTAATGTCAATGTTAATATATGACCCTTCTGGTAAAAATTTATGAATTTGTTTACATCCATAATAAATTGGCATAGTCCAACACATTAAACTGTCGCTAATCTTTTCACTAAAATAATAATCAGTCGAGCCATTTTCTATAACTAATGAGTACCTATAATCTAATAACCCTAATCTTTTATCTTTATGTGGTAACACTGTTTGTATAGACGGATGATGTGCTTGGTTAATTGTAATTTTACCATATACATCGATATCGTGTGGATACTCAATTATCATTTTATTAATAGTTTCAATTCTATCACGATGTCCAGGAACTGATACTTTCCCTGAATCTATAACACTTAATTTTTTTGTTTTAATTGGAGGCAGATCATTTAACGTTTCATAATTCATATCTACCCACCACGTTTGAGCAAGCCAACAATTGTTAAATTCATGATGCAAAAAGTTATACGACGACTTCCATTTATTAGACTTAATTCTAGGACGTACATAGTCGGGTTCTCTGCCTAAAAATATAACACGTTTGTCTGCTGGTATATGTTCTGTAGTATCATCTAACACTATAACAAAATCAGCCTCTTGCATTGTATTAACAGAAATTACATTGCCCCATTGGCCCATTCCATTTGGCGATTGTCGTTTATAAAAATTAGTTATTTGTTCAGAACTTTGCCCCCAATTACTAGCAAAATATATTTTATGCATATAACAAAACCGAATTTATTAATTCAACATCTACTTTATCTTTTTCTTCCCATCTGTTAACTTTTAATGATTTTACTATGTCTAAAGACGCAAATTTAATACCATTATAATAAAAATGATTTTTTGGGTTATAAATGATATCGTCAATTGTTTTATCATAACGACCATGGCTGTATTCATTATGACTACTAATCATATTGCGACCTTTAATTTTTTGTCCTCTATGTAAATAATCTAGGTCACTTCCTTCTCGTAATCCATAAATAGATAACACTGAGCTAGCTGTTACACAGTAATCGTCAATATTTAAGTTGTTTTGTAATATAAACTGTTTGAAATAATCTAGTTGATTTTCAAAAACTGGATAATATTTTAAACTAGAATTATTTAAAAAATTAATACTATTATTATTAAGTGTCAATTTTGATAATCTAATAGTTTCTTCGTGGGTATCGTTAATATGCACTGAGTGATTTCCTATCCCAAACAACGTCCTAATAGTTTCCTTTACAGTTCGTATATGTGATTCATTTTTTGGAAATTTCATTAGAAATACTTTAAGTGGGTTAGTATTATTAGTAAAACATAATTTAGCTTTATTATTAACACCATGATATCCATTAGCAGCATTACCTATCCAATTTTCTCCTCTATACATTTCAATTGCATATTTTAAGCCACCATTACTGTTTAAGTAAATGTCTTTTTCATATACAATTTCTCCTGCATTTTTTAGTATATCTCTAACTGCATTGTCATTAGTACCTGTACAGGATGGAAATAATGACACAACGAATGTATCATCTTTTAATTTTGCGTATTCTAACGCCATCATATCTAACCAATGTGAGTCTAATCCTTTATCCTTAAGATAATTAAAATCACACAACATTCCGTCTTTTTGTATGATACCAGGTATACAACTTACTTTGGTATCATATAAAATTGCAGCTGCAGTTCGATGTGCTCCATTTAATGGAGATAAACACGTATCTTTAATTATAGGTATTTGAGATATGTTATTGTCAAATCCATTTTCTTTAAATGACGTTAAAATTGTATCAAAACTATTTAAGTAATCATCTAGATTATATTTTTTGTCAAATTCAGAATATATGTTATTCCAAGAACTCAAATGCTCTCTATATACGTCAATATAAAATGATGAGTCATAATTATTTTCTTTACCTTTTGCATAGATGTATTTAGCTAATATATCAAATCTACGAGGTGATAATAAATCCAATGGAGTTATAGACTCATATCTAATTAATTCGTCATATACTTTTAATTGTCGAATTGCGTGTTCATTTTCTTTTTGTTTTTTTAATCCAATTTTACCATCATTAAGTGGGTTTTCTCGATTTAATACATATAATATATCATCACATAAATGTATATGATCTTCACCACTCATTTCAACCATAGCAAATAAATGAGCACAATCTTCTGCTTCTGCATAATAATCATTTGTATTCGGATCGATCATGTCTTGACGATCAATTGATTTAAATAAAAAAGATTTATGACTACGTAAATGTGAGTATATGTGTGGATTTTGTCTATATGACCGATTATTATGTACATGTTTTGGTATTGGTACACATTGATGTTCTCCAGTTTCCATTGATGGATATATTTGGTAAGTACCATATGTCATCCATGTATCTGAATTTGTGTATATGTGATTTAAGTATTCTAAAACAAATACCGAAGATAACCAATCGTCTCCGTCAACTCTTAATATTATATCATCATCATCTGGATTAATATAATCATATGCTTTTATATGATTGGCTAAAGCACTACCATTATTTGTCTCATTAATTAATAAATGAAATCTAGAATCACCATCAATGTGTTTTTTAACTACATTAACCGTATCATCTGTCGACGCATCATCTATAAAAACGCATTCAAAGTTTTTATAACTCTGATTTTTTAATATTTCTAAATTTAATCCGACCCATGCTTCTACGTTATATGCTGGTATTATAATAATAAATTTATTCATTTATAACTCCTCGTATAATTTATTTTGCTGTTCTTGTTTCTTTATGGTTTTATTGTGAACTAAACACCATTCCATTTCAGTTGGAAGATATGACATTGTCTTATAACCTTCGAGCACTTCATGAACTCGATTTACCCATTTAATTTTGCCATTGTTCTTATAGATGCGCCATTGAAAGTCTGGAAAATTAATCCACCCATGTTCATTAACACCCCACTTCCAAGTTTCAATATGTTCTGGAGTAATTCCTTCTACAGTGTTAATCCTAGGTACTTTAAGCACATCTACTGAATTATGTTGTAGAACTTCCGGTAACATATCTAAAACATATGTCGAAGGCATTTCGTCGGCATCAATTTGATAAATGTAATCACCTTTACACATATCAGTTAACCGATTCTTCATATGTGAAAAATCTCCTTGAAATTCATAGAAATGCCAATTGAATTCGCCATTAATGGAATGTGTTCGTAAATATGCTTCTATTTCCGGATCTCCATTTTTACTATCAAATTGAATTACAATTTCATCTTGATGTCGTTTATTGGCAATTAGAAAATTAACTAAACGTTGTATCTCTACAAACTCATTGCAGACTGTTATGGCGTAACTTATTTTCATTTATTTATATTATAATTAATTTATATTAAAAATCCAATTATACTTTCTGAAGTTTTGGTAGTTTTAATTTAGGTAATTTCAACTCTACTTGTTTAGGTATTGACTCGGTACCGGCATCAATTAGGTCTAATAGAATATCATATTGTTTAGATACAGCGGTCTCCGTAAAATTGCTATTAACAAAATATCGTTGACGAGTAGCCAATTGTTTCCAGTTCTTATAATTCTTAAGAACGTCTATTAACATTTTACTAGCATACCCATAATCAACAGTAAACCATTGTGATTCTTTAAGTAAAAAGTCATTTGCTGCAGACTCATGTATATCAGTCATGGTTCCTGGTAATGCACATATGAATTCCTTTTTTAAGAAGTCTACTTGGCCAGAATAATGTGGAGCAATAATAGGTTTACCAGTTGTTGCAAATTCTAACAATGGTCTTCCAAATCCTTCGGCTTTTGTAAAACTAATCATTGCTTTAATTTTGTTGTGATTGTATAATGCATTCATTTCCGCATTTGTTAAATCACCATGAAGTAAATACACATTAGGAAGCTTATGTTTTTCAGATCCGAACATGTCCCGGATTTGGTTGATTTTATTTTCAATCTCCCAGCGATCGGTTACACTATATGTAGCTCCACTTGTTTTCATCACTAGAGCCGGCTTAGTTTTTTTGTCTTTAAATGTTTTAAAGAAACAATGCAATGCACCGCTAATATTTTTACGGTCTTCTCCTAATTGTCCAGACAACCAATGTCCACACATTAAGAATGCTTCTTTTTCTATAATTGTTTCTAATGCAGGTACCTTAGTAGTTACATTGTTACTATTATAGATTGTATCATCAAAATATTCAGATATTACCTGTAAATTGGTAGTTATAGTTTTACCATGCTTTTCTGCAGTATCTTCAAATGTTTTCTTTGTGAATTGACTTGGGACAATGGTTATTTGCATTTGATTGATTCGGTCAATCCATTCTGGATTACAAATACTACCTTCAGTGCCGGCAGTTACTCCTATATTGTATTCGCCAACAGCTTGAAATTCATTAGGAACTGTTATTTGTACCCAGACATCTGGTTTAGTTTGTAATGGTAATCCTATGAACTTTTGTTTCCATTCCGTTGGTATAGGATATGTAAATGGCGTATTACCCCAAGGCATTGAAAGTAAATGAATATCCCAATCATCTTGTTTCTTGTCCATAAATTGTTTGATAACTTCCCGCGCGTGGTGTCCGTAACCCGATTGTGTTATTACTGGTGATGATATAACTACTTTTCTCATTATGCTATTCCTATGTTTTTATATTTTTTTTCTTCAACTTTATCAAATGTATATCTTGGTCTGGCAACGGGGCGGCTTGTTAATAAATCCAACATTTCAATCATTTTATTGCCCATTTGCTTTGCCGTCAAGCCATTATCTAAACAAAATTGTCGGCCTTGTATTCCACATAGCTGACGAAACTTTGGTGGAGATTCATACCATTCAGTTATAGCGTCTGCTACGTCTTCTGGTCGACATCGATCGTCAAATATATATGGCGTTTGTGGAGAACCTTGTAATGATCTATTGCTTGGAAATACTGGTTTAGCCCATCTGCCATGAGTTTTAAATTTACCCATATGATTCGATGAAAATTCTCCATCAAATTTAATCCACTCTCCGTCATCATCTGTGAACATACATTGGTCCTGAAGGCCTCCGGTTACATTGTTTATAATAGGAGTTCCTGATAGCATTGCTTCTGTACTACTAAGTCCCCAACCTTCGTTGCTAGCAATATTCACAACTACATCTACTACATTGTACATTGCATTAAGATCTTGTATAGAAAGTTTAGCTTCTGAAAATACTACTTTACAATCTGGAGCAACGTTTTTTGCTACTGCTCTTAAATCAGTACCATTTGCATCTGCTGGTGTGGTATGCATTAGAAGCATGGTTTTACTACGTTGCTCCGGGGTTAACTTGTCGTTAAACATTTTAAATGCAAGTATCACATCACCTGGCTGTTTTCTCCTTATATTTCTGTTATTCCAAAATACTACAAAGTCTGCACCATTATCTTCTTTTATCTGCTTATGCATATTTCGATATTCAGGTTTATTTCGATCTAATGGTGTATATACATTTTCGTCTAATCCGTGGGGAACATAGCCGGTGATTATACCACCATTGTCTTTTTCTTTTGAATCGTGGTCATATACCTCAAATCCATTCTGTTTAAGCACTTCTCTATGTATATTGTCTGACTGCTTACTGATTCCCATAATCATATCACAACTGCCGTAAAATGGGGCGTTCCACATTGGATAGGGTAGGTCATCCCATATTGAATAATATGCAATAGGTATACCATATGTGGTTTTAATTTCATGCTCTAATGCATATAACCAGCCCCAATATCTAGGATCGGTAAAATGTAATATGGCATCGGGCTTTTCTTGATTTAATATTGAGAATAACACATTACGATCGCCATAACCAGTCCACGGAATAACTTTAACGTCGGCATCCATGATACCAGTCTCTTGTTGTATCTGTTGTGATACGTCTTGACCTTTACCGTGTTCAGGATGGTTTAATGCTGCTCCTAATTGTACCCAATCATAATGGTGTACCGTTTTCAATATAATTTCTCGACTAATAGTTCCAATACCACTTGGTAATCGGAAATCATCGGATAATAATAAGATTTTCTTTTTTGTTTTTTTGTTGATGTCTACGGGTTGTAGCTTTGGTAACTTCATTCTTCTCCTTATAACTTTTATATAAATATATCAACCAAGTAAAACTACCGGCTTTTTTTGTTTGTTAACATTACTGTATGCTGTTTTTAAAAAAGGATCCATCGCATCTTCATTAGTCATGATTATCATGTAATCACAATTTTCTGCAATAAGTTTCATTCTGTGATGTAATTGACTGAAATGATATGATTTACCATAATATGTCTTTGGCATTGCCGAATATAGATTGTATCCTGAATATGACGGATTATATTCAGTGTAACTCATTCCAAATTCCAATGCATATTTTCTAACCATATGATTAGCACCTTCACTTCCTCCGGCACCTACTATAGTTACATTGTCGTATTTGGTTTTTAATTGTTGTAACGCTTCTTGAACTTTACGTCTATTCTGCCAATCTTTATTTCCTATAATTGCAACGTTCATTATTCTTTAATTCGGTTTTCTTTAGGACAATTAGCATAATCGGTTTTGAATACACACCATTTACAGTGTTTAGCTCCTTTACCGGCAATTGCTAAATATTTGCGTTCTTCGTTTTTATTGCCGTCAACATCAAAGCACTCTTCAACAAATTCATCAATTAGTTTTTGCACTTTCTTTTGTGTTACAGTTCCAGATGATGGTCTATGTTGTTGAACTCGCTTTTGTGGAAACATTGAGTTTTCAATTAATTTTCGTTTAACTATAAAAAACTCTACATTGATATTTTCTTTTGGAATTCCATATTGTTCTGAAAAGTAAGTTTTATATGTTACTAACTGAGCTGATTTTAATGGGTCGGCTTTTTGATATTTATTCCAACCCATTCTGCTTGTTTTGATGTCAATTATTTCTATCGTATTTGTAGGCTTATGTCGTATAACTAAATCCATGAATCCATACCAATATACTGATTGATTCTTTGAAGATGCTTGTGTACATAGTTCCATTTCAATACCTAACAATTCATAATCTCGACTTGAAAAGTATTGACCGCGTCGCTTCTTGAACCATTCTAATATAGCAACACCATCTTCGTGATATTCTGTTAATTGTAATGGGTTGGAAAAATGCTCGCCGTCTTTTTCAGCAACACATTTGCTATATTCTTTCTTAATATTATCCATTAACAAAGCCGATAAATCAATAGCATCTGCCGTTTTAACGGAGTCTGTATATAATACTGTTAAGAAGTGTTGCATTGTCTCATGAAATGCAGTACCAAATACTGTTTCTATAGATGATGTAAATGGAGCTAATCCGTCTATATATGCAAGTTTCCAATTTAATGGACATCGCTCATACATACTCCATTGTGAATATGATATTCTTCGAGGTACCGACTTAGGGTCTCGTACTGCTAATTTATATACTGGACTAATATAGTTAATACTTTCTTTACTCATATAGCGTAATTTATATATAATATAATGAAATTATTACTATATACCAAATTCTTTTAGATATATATTAATCACATCTTTTGTTTTTTCCAAGTCTTGTTCGAAGTTACCTTTTCGGCGACATCTTACAATGCGTTTAAGTATGTCAAATTCATAAGCATTAAGTTCCCATTCGGTTGCAAATTTATATAAACTGTCTTTGCCAGTATAGTGTTGCTGGGTGTGTATTGTTTCACCATCTAAATTTATAAACATTTATTTTATTCCTTTTAACATTTTTTTCTTCTCTGCGTCAGTATACCCATACAATGACAGTATACGATCGCAGGCTGATTTATTCAATAATTCTAAATATTCAGTAGCTTCACTTTTGCTTATCTGATAATGTTCTGCTAATTGTTCGATTAGTTTAACGTCATACTTGTCAGACTTTTTACCTTTAACGTATTTTGCAAATGCTTTATTATTAGGAAGAAGATCGTGATATAACTTATATGTATCTCTAGGTTTAAGTTGTCCTATAGTATAACATTGTAATTCATTAACCAAGTCGGTTAGCTCCATTCGCATTGATAGCCAACGATTCACAATAAATGGAGAGAACTTCTTCTGTTCTACATCTGTCCATTTGTCCCAAGCTTTCTTGTTGCTTGTTATACCTCCGATAAAATCAAATATTGTTGCCATTATAGTTTATATTTTTTTCGCCATCTTGCCTCAAAGTCATGCCCCATTCCCATTTCTAATATTATAGCGTTGTCTGGAATCCCGACTAACTTTTTTGCTGTTAATATGTCGTCAATGCTTTTCTTTTTATATGTTTTAATTTTAGTCTTTGCATTGCTACGATTACTAGTTTTAAAAACAAGCGTAATTGTTCCTTTTAATATTTTTTCTGCCATAATTATAATTCATTCATGATATTAACAAACATAGCCATTATGTTTATTTCCTTGTCTACTACGGTTACGTCTTTAAATTGGGCTTCTGCTATTATCAAAATAATCGATGCAATATGACCTGTAGCAAATTCTTCAAGATTGTCATATAAAAATGTATATAATGGAGTAAAGTCTCTAACTTTACTATCGGCAATACACTTTCGAATCTTGTTAAATGTTGCTTTTTTGTCTTTAGCATTTCTAAGCATTTCCAACACCTCAGTCATATAATTTGCTTGAATAGCACTTGCTTTGTCTAATTGTAACACACCATCAACAACGGAGGCTTGTGCTGCATTAATGGCTCTTCTTATATCTGGATATGATGCATTGATAATTGCTGCTATATCCTGAACGTCATAAGTTACACTCTTTTCTTCTAACACAGTAACTAATCGTTTTGCTACATCCGTTTTATTGGGCGGTGTTATTGCAAATGTCTGACATCTACTCTGAATTGGATCAATAATCTTTTCTACATAATTACATGTTAATATGAAACGAGTAGTTTTACTATATGTCTCCATTAAGTTGCGAAGTGCCGCTTGAGCATTTGGTGTCAAGTAATCAGCTTCGTCTAATATTACAATCTTCCATCGTTTAAATCCTACCGTTGAAGCATATCGCTTTATCTTATCTCGTACAGCATCAACAGAGTTTTCGTCTGATGCATTAATATACATAACATCGGCGTCTACACTACCAGCAATTATCTTGGCTAATGTTGTCTTACCTGTTCCAGCTGGACCATAAAATAATAAATGTGGCACATCACCATTCTTAATGAATATCTTGACTTTGTCAATAATATGCTCATTACCAATATATCCATCCATTGTATCCGGGCGGAAGGATTCTACCCATAGTGTATTTTCTGTTACTCCAAACATAATTTATTTATTACCTGTTGATCCGAATCCATTATCACCTCGTTTAGTCCCGGTGAGTATATTTGCTGGACTCCATTCTATTTGTTCTACTTTATTTAATACTAATTGAGCTATTCTATCACCGGTTTTTACTACAAAAAACTTATGACCATGATTAATCAAAATTACTCCAATTTCTCCCCGATAATCTGCATCGATGGTACCTGGACTATTTAATACTGTTACGCTTTTCTTTAAAGCTAACCCACTTCTAGGTCTTACTTGTATTTCATACCCAACTGGAACTTCTACAAATAAGCCGGTTGGAATTAATGCTGTGCCACCCGGTGGTATTTCAGTGTCATACTTTGCATTACACAACACATCGCAACCTGCTGCTTGGGGCGATTCATATTGTGGAAGTTTAAAATTCGATGTTGTTAGTACGTTAATATTCATATTAATTTTGTAATTGTACTAACCAATACTGTGATTCAAAATCTGGACCGCTAAAATCTATTCTAGACAAACCATGACTTGATACATGCATTGTACCTTTATCGCCTTTATTTGCAACTAATACTTCTTTAAGTTTATCAGCGCTAAAACATATTGGTTCTAAATCTGCAACATCTGTCATACCTACATCAAATGTAATATTGTCGGAGTTAACGGTTGTATAATTAATAATAAACTTAATTGCACCACTAACTACTTGCACTGCAAAATTCTTAGCATCTGGTAGTGCATTCTTTGCTTTAATAAATTTACTAATGAATTCATCGTCTATTGGAAGTGTTACTTCATATGGTGGTTCAGCATTGATAGCGGGAACTGCAGGGATAACGGTTGTGTCTGCTAACATAAAGGTTGCTCTAGTGCTTCCTTCACTAATCTTCATAGCATAGTTTTTACCGGCAGCATCTTGCACATCAATATTGATGTTTTCGCCAAGTGCAGACAACATTTTCATCAATGCTCCAGTATGATTGATTCCCAATTCTCCTTTCATAAAAGGAGTCGTTTTCCATTGCAGTTTCCCAACCACAGTTTGATCCATGTCGATAAGTTCGCAACCTACCCCTGTTTCATTTTCTTTTAATATTACCGCTTCGCAATTACCTGCAAGATAATAACGATTGATAAATGATTGTAATTTACTTTTTTCCATTATTTATAACCTAGTTTAAAATTTAAAAAATTTATTGAATTGTTTAATATCGGTGGTTGATATACTTTCGCCACCAAACTTTTTATATGTTTTCTTATATGTTGAGTATACATTCATTGCATTGTCTGGATCTGCAAACATTTCATGTAATGATAAAATAACATTGAATAATTCCTTTGGAATTGCCGTTTCTAACAATTCAACGTGACTATCTGTTAATTTATTAATATCCTTTACAATTTCACAATATAAATGCGTATTATGCACAACCATTCGAGGCATACCTTCTTGAGAATATCGATCTAATCCGGTAGTAGTTTGGCCTCCTAAATACTCATATGTAAAGTCATTACATGCTGGACAATTTATACTACATGGTACATGTTGTGTTTTATCTATAGTAATAGTTCCATCTTTGCCATTTCTGATATGTGTCTTCCTTCGATATTCAGCATTCTTTGGAAAATACAATTCCGTGAATGTTTGAGTTTTATAATTTCCAGAATGCAAATATGTTCCAAATACTGGATATTGCCCGGGGGAAGATGAATCTGACATCAATTGGATCCTATTGCCAGTTAATGTATTTAATAATTTCTGCAATGTTGCTAATATAAAGAAATCTGATATTTTACTTATACCTAATAAGTGTATGTATTCGACATGACCTTTTTCAAACTCTCTTTCCTGAAGCATTAATGCAATTACATACATAAAGTCAACTAATTTCTTAGGACCTCCAATACACCAACCTTTAAAGTCAAAGTCTTTGAACTTATGATACCATTCTTTGTATTCTTCACTGAATGTACCTTGTATAACATTTAAGAATTTAGTCTTACCACTTTGATGCTTTTCAAAGTATTTAAAATTGTCAAATGATATATCCATTGAATCTTGGAACCGATTTTCAAATGTAACACGGGGCGGTATATCTAAGTTTGCTGCTACATCACTATTAGCTTCTAACCAATGAAATATCTTTTCTCGAATGGTACCATCCCATTTTAAAGCCCCCGTAGCAATCTGGAATCCGCCTGAGTCTCCAAATACAAATGTACCATCATCTAACCCTAATTGATCTCTAAAGTCCATTTTTTTATAATGGTGACCTGCAGTTACCAAGAAGTGTGGGTGTCGCCATTTGTCTGGGTATTCTTTTGCAAAGAATCGCATTGTAGTGCCATCTTCAAATTTAGTATCTTTCTTAAAAGCCGATACCATACTACCTGCCGAGAGTGACGGTATATATAAAAACTCTTTTTTATCCATTTTGTTCCTTTTCTAATAAATGTTTACAATATGCTTCTTCGTGCCACACATTAATTTCTCGATCATAATCATTGGCAATGATATACCCTTCCATTTGGCGACCCAAATCAGATAGTAATGGGAAGCGCATAGTTTGGAAGTTATTACCGGTATCAATCACATTAGTGAATATTTTCAAACAATCGTTAAGATCGAATGGTTGATATAATTTATCTTTTGGGATAAATTCCGGGAATGATCTAAAATTTGGATATACCACATCACATCCAAACAATGTTGCTTCTAATACTGTCCAAGAAACATAGTCTTGCAAAGCTGAATTAAATTGTATTCGAGCAGTGGATAATTGTTCGTAATATTCTTGTTTAGTTAAATTATGCATACAAACAAATCTAGGTTGACGTTTTTCTAATTCATACATTGCTCCTAATACTCCAGGCAATGATGATTTAAACTCTTTACCAGATGTGGTAACGTGCCATGTCCAATCAGGATTATCTGTTAAAAATGCTTCGGCAACTTCAAGCATAAAGAATGGATTCTTTTCCTTGTCTAATCTGCTTGAATATACTACAGTATCATTTCGCTTCTTGAATGGATCATAATTTGGATTCTTATCTAATGCCATTTCTGCGTGTAATGGGAGTGAAACAACATGAATTGGTGCTTCGAAGCCCGCAGCTCTTAGTTGATCTTTGTGAATTGTCGATCCTACAAATATACCGGTCATTCTTTTGTCTAATCCTAACTCAAAACCACGCATCCAATTGCGCATTGGATATGTAAAGTCATATTCATCTACGCTTTGTGCATGTAGCATTGAATAGAATTTTAAATCAATACCATATAAATCTATTGCATATAATATAGACTCAATACCCGGATGCCAATAGTCTTGAAGGAATATAATGTCCCCATCATTAACTTCGTCTCGATTGAGCATATCCAAAAAGTTAGAACATTGACTCATTGCAAATTTACCTCGACCTACCGCATCTAATACTGCGCCTATCTTTATTTGTTGATCTGGGTCAAAGTCGCCTTCGATATCAATAAACTCCAACCGGTCTGCATATGGCTCAAATGTAGCCGGCATCCATTCTTTTGATAGCTGATATGTATATCTAGCTTTTAGTGGCTCTAGGCCAAAATAAAATAATTTTCTCATCTTTCTATTATTGCTCCGTTTTCCCAATCTTCCCATACTTCTACTTTGTATAAATTTTCATTTGCAGAATGAGTTAATATCCAATCTCCAATATCTTCACAGCTCATTCGGCCAAACTCTAATATATTACCACCAAATGTAACTCTTAATTGTTTTTTTAATTTTCGTTGCATTAAAATAAATTCTTCATCTCTATCTGTATGCGTTACTTGAGCGTAACAACGAAATCCAAATTGATGTCGGTGTCTATCTGATAAAAATGCTACTTCTGGAAATACTTCTTTGGCTTCTGGCCAACAATGAAATCCTTCCATACTAAATGATACTACTACACTATATTTCATAATTCGTCTTTTTTAACTTTTAAATATTTTAAATAACGATCGTTCATTTTGTCGAAATAATTTGTTTTTAATAAATTAGTATGTGCTTTACTTAATACAGAAGATTGTGCAATATTAATTAAAAAATATGGTGCTTGACTTCTAGGATTAAATCCATTTATATTTAATTTATCGGCCGGATTAAAACATATACATGTTAAATGAGTATAGCCATTTTCTTGTAACGTTTTATTAATAAAATTTTGATATCTAACCGTATCATTTTGTTTTAAATCGTCATCTTGCACCTGAGCAAATAATGCACTATCATAATCTGAATTTTCTAATTTTTCAATCATGTCTAACAATGTGTTTTCTTTAGGATCAAATTTTTCTATTAATAATTTATTTTTATCTAACTCAGCTCCGACAAATGGACATGGTGGCATATTTCCATATTCTTCTCTAGGTGTTCTTAATATATTGATATAATCTAATACACGATTTTTAAAATTTGTATATGGACATTTACCCATTATACTTCTTCATCAAATTTATAGTTATCGGGCTTTATTTCCATCATATTGCATTTAGTAACCTGATGCACACGATACCAACCTGCATCTACACTGAATGTATCTGTGTCTTTGAGTTTTTGTAATGCTTCGTCTTGAATACGATATATAACATGGCATCGATTAAATATGTCTGGTGGAAGATTTTCTAATACATTACTATTTGCTTCGATAGTTACTACACAATTAGTAGTGTCTAATATCGATCGGATTGGATCATATAAATTTTGTTTATTCTGCCAATTATCAGAATTTTTAGCAGATTCCATATATTCAATAGTAAAATAATAATGCGGATACGATTGAAGGATGTCTACATTGATACCATTACCTAAATCTCGAATAAAGTAAGTCATCATATCTGAGTAGCGGCCTTCTACTTCTCTACCTCGCCATTGATCTTTTCCGTACATATAACTTTTTTATTTATTATAATAAATTTATTCTTATTTTCCAAATGAAAAGAATTTATTCACTGTATTATTTTCTGGTAATTTACCCCAATTCATTGCCGCAAAGAAATCATCTAGTTTACCTTGAAGATCACTTTCAAACATTTTTTGTCTGTCAATGTATTTTTCAACAAAATCTACTATTTCGGGTGGATCATTGTAACCTCGAAGTGCCATGGTTTGAAACCCCATTGGATTGTTTCGAAGATATGCCCATTTTATTTTATCACCATTCTTTATGTCTATTTCGTCTGACTTTAATCTGCTTAACATATCATTGAAGTTTATAGCCGACTTTACATGAGCCGGAGTGCCTTTCATATATCCTGAAAATGTCTTACGTCCTTTAATATATTTCGAAACCTCTTTGACTCCAGTATTTTTCATAACATTTAAGATTTCAGAATTTTGTATAGAGTCTTTAAATTTAAATATTAAGTCAGAAGTTGCAGTTTTGTCTTTTTCTTTAAGAATGTACCACAATGTTTCTTTCATTATCTTCTTGAAGTCCGTTGGGAAACTACTACGAACCACATCCATACCTTTAATATCTATTTTATCCGTAGGTTTGCCTTCTTTAAATAAAACCCATTGTGCATATCGTTTCTTGGCATCAATCCATAATCCAGACTTTGCAACATATTCTTGCTTTATCTGAAATTTGTGTTCTTTGGTATTGTGAAATATATCAGCATAATGATCATACATTGCATTTACATGTTTTTGTATCTCCGAAGCAACCTCATTGGTTTTTTCAATCATGAACTGCTCGTCATTTTCATCATAATCCGGATATCGGTTTTCTATGATAGGCAACGAGCTAACAAATGTAGAATCTGTGTCTGTGTAGAATGAGAATGGTGATGGTCTGCCTTTATTAGTAGAATTAAAGAAATGAGCTTTACCCGTCTCTTTAGTATAATATGCATTGATTACTTTTGCAGAAAATTTAATTACACTTTGACCAGTTGCCGTAATTGCTCCTGCATTGTCTAGATCGTGGAATCGGAAAGTCTTGAGTCCTAATACTCCATAAAATGAATTCAACAACACTTTTTGTGTTAATTGTAACGCATCGTAAAATTTATACTCTTCTGACCCAACCTCATATTCATCTCGCTTATTTTTATATTCAACACGTTCATTAAACCAAGTTTTAAGAATAGCTGGAAGAAATCCAATTCTAGAAGTATCATATACAGCACCATTACTAGCAACCGTATATTTATTGTCTGTTAACCATTGTTTAACGTCTGGTATATCGTTATTATTAATATTGACTGATATTGGGGCTTTTTGTAACAGGCTGTCTTGGTTCCAATTCTGTATAACACCAATTTTAGTCTCTGGAGATATATTTAAACTCATTATGATACTAGGATATAGCGATGTTAAATCTAAATCATATATCCATTTGTATAATCCAGGAACAGGTAACATTACATATGCTCCTGCTAGATCATCTTGGTGTTCATCATCAATGAATCGGAATTGTTTGTTAGGAGCTACGTATCCATTCCGTTTTAAATCAACTATTGCTGCACCATCAAGATATTTAGATGCATAATACACATCTTCATATGGTACGTGGCCTTTGTGGCATATAGTCCGGGCTAAATTGATAAGTTGAAGCTTTTCGTCTAATTCATATACTAAATCAACATCAGTCATATTATAATAAGCAAACTTGTGAATGTCTTGTTCAAATAAATCATCTAAATCACCGTCATATTCAACTTTACCTCTTCCTAACTCAGTTTTACCAACAGTATCTAATCTATAATTAGGAAGTTCTGAGTATGTGAAGTTTTTATATAGTTTAATATAATCTAAACTCGATACACCAAATATCTTCCATTTTTTACTTTTAGGATTCTGTGTAACTATTCCAGCTGGCGATAATTTCTTGATAGATTGATTCCCTAATACTTTTTTGCATCTTCCTAATAGATATGGAATATCATAGCCGTCGGTGTTCCAACCAGTTATAACAGTAGGTTGTATTTCCGCAAATGCATTGATAAATCTGGTAAGTAATTCTTTTTCGCTTCGGAATATTTCTAATACATAGCCATCGCCTTGTATAATGCTATCTTTGATGCGTTGCCGTTCATCTAATACTAGTACTCTACGGTCATGACCACTTTTATCATAGTATGCAATAGATGTTATAGCTGTTCGTACATCATCCACAGTACTATATCCATTTTCGTCTTTAGCCGTTTCAATATCAAAAAAGAAATCTCGATGTCCTGTAGACACGGTGTCATTTTCATAATATAAATCTATTAGAGTACGAACTTCTTCATTTAAATCAGATTCGAATGAATTTGAGTTGTCTCGATGATTCCCAGAAACTTTAGATAAACGCTTACCATCCAATGTTTTATATTGCCCAGTTTCAGACGGTAAATAACCATATGGTTGAAATGGAAACTTTTGATGACCTAATTTATCATCCCACACGTGCATTATGTTAGCACGTTTATCATAACCTATTGCTTGATACGCCAAAGTTTTTCCTTTTTAAGATTGCATATATTCCATATGCCGTAAATATTAATTATAATAATAATAAAACTCAATACCATGTGACTAATATTGTTTATCATTATGTCATAGCTCACCCAACCAATATCTCCAATTATCCAAGAAAACATGGCAAGTTTAGTCAAATTACGGGCGTTTAAGATATACCCACATAATACTAATATGGTGCTAATCCAACCTAATGATTCAATCATTAACTACAGCAATTTCAGATTCCCGAATTAACATATATTGATCATCATCAAGGACGATCTCTTTGTTTTCGCCTAAATTTGATTTATACACATAAACAGTGTCTCCGGCTTTAACAGTCAATGGTATACGAGCTCCTGTCTGAGTAAATAACCCATCTCCGGTCTTTACTACTTCTCCAAGTACAAAAGCCATGTCCCTGTCGACTAATATAATTCCAGATTTTGTCTTTTCTGATTTTTTTTCTACTTTTAGCAATACTTGATCGCCCATTGGTTTCCAATTCATAACTTGTTCCTTTTCCATTGTATAGTTTTTTTGTATGTGTTTATTAATATAATGTTGAATATGTTTTTTATATGTTGTCGTGCTATACCAGTACATTATAATCTTTTTATGTTGTCAATAGTTACACTGTTTCCTACTATTCTTGATACTTCTTGTCCGTTTGCATTGATTCGCATAAAGCAAGGAATATTTCTAACATTGTAACGATTAGCAGTATCCATGTCCTGATCGATGTTAATTGTTCTGTATGAAACAGTTAATTGATTTAATTTTGGTTTTAATAGTTTGCATGGTCCACACCATGGTGCTGTAAAATATAGTAATTGACTCATGTTATATTATTTATTATTATACGTAACTTATTAATATGTGCTAGCACATCATCTGGTTCCATAGTTATGGCACAACATATATTAATATTCTCTTCGATTTCATTAAGCAATTCTAATGCTTCTAATTTATACTCCTCGGTCTGTGTCATATGCAATAATATGATCCCTACCTGTCATGTTATAACCATGTTCTGCTACCATTTCGAATATTATAGGATACATTTTAATTAATTCTTTTCTTGTATCTCCAGCCGGCATTATATATGTTTTGTCTTTTGGGATATTATGTTTCAATCGAAAATATTCTATTTCTTTCAATGTTTCATCGGTACCATCCCAAACTGGCTTATAATGATAGTCATGATGGTATTCTAAAGTTTTATGAATAGCGTTATGATTGAGACGAAGTTTATTGTGTTGTGTAACCATTCGTTCGTCTACTATTTTACCAGCTGGTGTTTTAGTTCCAATTACTGGCACACTGTTACTAAATTTAGGTGACAAAGAAACTAAATCAAATGGAATTGTAGTTTCAATAAAATGACTGCCTTCTGTTTCCACAGTAGTTACAATCCCGCGCTTGCTAGCAAATAAAGTTAATTCATTCATTAAAGTCGGGTGCATAGTAGGAGATCCTCCTGTAATCATCATTTCTTTAACTTGTGGATTAGCATCATATATGTCTACAATGTCTTGAAAACAAAAAGTGCCTTTTTCTGGGTGTATACTTGTGTACCAAGAATCACACCACCCGCCTTCTCCAAAATAACATCGGTGAGTGCATCCGGTTGTTCTTATTGCAATTGTGGGTCTACCAAAACGGCTTCCTTCACTTTGTACACATCGATATACTTCTAATATCGGTAATATTTTATTATAATCGTCTATTCGTTTCATATTAGAATGGGAGGTCATCGGCAGGGCCGACATTACTATTGGTAACATTTGTTATTTTATTTATTAGTTGTTCTAATTGTTGTACTTTTTGTTTCAATTCAATAAATTCATCTTGTCGAACTACTACTTGATGCGTACGTTTATATATGGTATCTAAAAAGTCTATTGGCCACGTTGCAACTGATTTAAACTTATCTGTCTGGCACGATGTTGGTAACACTTGATATTTTGGTTTGATACCTTTCTGATCTGCTAATTCAGCAACTCTAATACCATCGCGAGTCGATGAAGTCGATCTGCCTAAATAGTCATACAATGATACATATGTAATATTACTCATAACTTGCCGAATTTCTTTCGTGTTCATAAACTTCTACTTTACTAGCTCTTACACGGCCGGTTGTTTCCTTGAGCAAGAATCCATTAATGACTTTATATAAAAACTCTGCAAACTTTTCACACCCAGTGTCGTCAATCACTCTGAGTTGTATAATACCTTGAGCATCCATCATTCTGAATGAGTCTAACTCAGGGTCATCATTAGCAATGATTACTGTATGATCCAATAACCATGCAAAATAATCTTTTGGAGCAAATCCATTTATTTTATTTTCAGATCGCTTCATTCCTCCAAAATCAAACACCCAATTTCGATGATCTAATTCGCCTTCAAACCATACTCGAAATGATAGAGCATAGCCATGAAGATAACTACAATGAGTATCCGTTGCTTTCCATTGTCGGAAACATGTTGAATATCCGTCAAATAATTTAGTTGATGTAAATTTAGCCATTATATCCTTTTACAAATTCATAATATTCTGATCTAGTTGAGGCATCATCTTTAAATGCTCCTGTCAGTTTGCTTGTCTTCATTGATGCTCCACCATGTTTAACTCCTCTACAAGATACACAATTATGCATAGCATCAATCATTACTGCTACGCCTTTATTGTCATTGATAATTGTATCAATTGAATTGTGAATTGCAACAGTTAATTGTTCTTGAATTGCACCTCGTCTTGCAAAGTGTTCTACTAAACGATTCAATTTACTTAATCCAATTACATGACTATCATTTCCTGGTATATATGCTATATGCACTTTACCCATAATAGTCTGATGATGATGTGAACACATAGATGTCAATGGAATACCTCCTTCAAATACCATACCATCATATCCATCACTTGGAAATGCAGTAATATTAGGAGGTCCATTATATCTACCGGACCACAAATCGTTTACATATGCTTTAGCAACACGGTGTGGTGTATTGTCGGAGTTTGGGTCATTTTGCCAATCACAACGTAATGCAGTTAAAAATGCACCAAATGCTTGGGCTGCGGTTTCAATCATATCAGATTTATCTTGATCTGATAAAGGACCTCCGGTCGCTACACCATTAGCAAAGCCTTCTTTAACTAATTCAATGTTTCTTATTTTCATAACTTCTTTCATTATTAATAATATAATATATTTTATTGGGGTTTCAAAGTTTTTTCATACTTTTTATTTTTAGGTAGATATGGACAATGTCGACATCCGTTCCCACAGCAATAACCTCTACGTGTATGGTATGATTCAGTCATAACCCGATTACCATCTTCGTAATAAAAATCAGTAGAAAGGAGCTTGTTTCCAAACTCCTTTACGTACTGTTGATAAATCCAATCTGATCCCAAATTGACCATCATTTATTTGCTTTCTGCTACTGATACTTTTCTATAATCTGTAACTAGTTTTTTAAGTTCGCCAACAGATTTTCTTGCTTGTTGTTGTGACTTTTTTGTTGTTCCGTTATGCTGAGTTTCAAACTCATTCCATAAACCCAACATTGTTTCGAATAACTCTTGTTTGTTCATTGTACTTCTTTTTTTTGTTAATAAAATTATTTAATTTCTGGTTATGTAATTTCACAAGCGCCACCAGCACACGCTAATTCTCCTGATAAATCTGTATCGTCAGATAATTCTACGATTTTAGACAAATCTATATCTTTAAGTGCCAACATCATTTCATTGTATTTTGATTCAGTGCAGTCTTCAAATGGAGCTTGAACATATGTACCACCATCATATGGTAATACAGATAATCCATTATAATGATTTCGATTAGTCCACATCCATTCGCCTGCTAAGTCCCATTCATCCGATTTAAGAGATACGGTTGCAGATACATTGTGTGTGTTGTTCCCCGTTCGGTGTCCTGGTTTAACCCAATCTAAATGCACTTTTTTGATTCTATCTAATAATTCAAATGGTGATTCGGTTCTCATAATTGCACCAGCTGGTGCTTTTTGTGGAATACTGATAACTGCAGTGTCGTGAGGACGAAAATATTCATCTTCTATAAGCTCTGGATGATTGTTTGCCAAGTATGTATATATTGCCTCATTTTTACCTACTCTTACTCTCCTAACATAATAATCATTGTGCCATGCATGGATACCTGAACTTGTACCTAATGCTAATGATGTAGTTCCAGCTGGTTTAACTGTGGTTGTTCTAGCAGATTCATTTATACCTAATATATTAGCTACTCTCGCATTCTCTTGTTTAACAATCTCTGCAGCTTTAGTCATATCATATCCTAATACTGTACCAGAGCCTATCCCGGTCATTGATACGCCTATTAATGCATCTTTTTCAGTGGTTCTTTGCCAAATTGGTCTTAAATAATGAAACTCAGTATATCCTGCTTGAAGTGTACCAATGAATGCCGCCGCTTTTACTCGATTTTCGAAATCTTCTTGTGATTCAATATCTGATGCATTTACTTCACATAAATTACAGAATTGAAATGGTCTAAGTGCTATTTCGCAACATGGATTAGTTCCCCAATCTTTGTCATTGGTTAAATATATACCCGGCTCACCTGCTCCAGACAATTCTACTCGCTTCCAAAGATCCATAAAAAATCCTTTGGTTAATTTATGTCGCATTAATGCGGCTGAGTTATTAGATCTGCCTCGTTGTGGATTTGTTTCCCACCAATTACCAGTTTTACATGCAATCATATCCTCATCGTCGGCACTAAACAAACTAATAAGTGCTGCACGCCTAATACCTCCTGCCAAGACAGCATCTGCAATGTGACATACCATGTCATGAACTTCAATCGGCGATAAAAATTCGCCAGCATGTTTAGCATCTAATATTCCTTGTACTTTAATTAAGCATTCTTTTAATGGTTGTGGGCCTGGGGCTTTACCTCCAGATGTTACTAACCTAGCCCCTTTTGGTCTAATGTCTGAGAAGTCAAATTTTAATTTAGAAGTTCCTTGAAAATAACTTTTAACTAACGCTTTAACTGCATCTGCCCATCCCTCGATTGAATCCGCAATTAAAAATCGTCGTGTTCTGTCTAAATTTGGTTTGCGAATTTCTGGCAATTTTTCTATATGGTGCTTTTGCACTGAATAACCAACACCCGTTCCGCCTAATAATAAAAACATAGTTTCACCAAAGGCTCGGTAATCGTCAATTGGAAGATATGCACAATTATAAATTCGGTTTGGAGAGATTTCTATAGATTTACCACCAAATTGCAGTGATCTCATTGACGGTAATACTTTTTTTGCATATACATATTCATATGCGTCTAGTATTTCGTTACGTAGTTTAGGATATCGTTTTATGTGCATATCTCTGTTACGGTCGACTAATTCATCCCACGTCTCGCGCCGTTCGAGCTCCGGGGAATATTTTGCATACTTCATGTATACTGTGATATCACTCAAAATTTTGTTTGAAATCTCCATTGTTTTGTAATCTCCTTGTTTTTTTATTAACGATTTATTTTTAGACGAAAAAAGCCCGGGAATCAACCGGACGTTTTGCTTATATAAATATAACGCTATCCTAACGTTCCACCCAAATCCTTGAACTTTTGCGCAAGATTTTTTTTCACCATATTTTCCCCAGTTTTCATAACTTGTGTAGTTTGTTTTCCTTGGGCAGTTTGGGGTTCAAAAAATTGAAATTGCCCATTATTAGTATTTATTTTACACGGCAATGTTACACCATCCGGACCAAATCTATTTTTAATAACATGGCCACGACCAGTACCTGACATTTTGTCCTCTACTTTTCTAGACAATGACATTAAGAAATCTGACACCATTACTTTACCATATGATGATGCAATCTTATCTGCTTCAATTACATCTTCTTCCAATGCACTCCTGCCGGCTTGCGATGCAGTCCATACTGGTATCTCATATTCGCCAGCCATACCACGTAGATCTTCATATAAATCTTCAAGTGCTTCATGTTTATCTTTCTTAGTATTAATTTTTAATAAGTCACCATAATCCACAATTACCAATGCTGGCTTCTTGTCTAACATGATTGATTTTTCTAAATGTGCTTTTATTCCCATTACACTAACCGATTTGGTTGGATAATACTTGATAATTAATTCACCTTTTAAATTATCCATTTTGTCTTGGATATCAGATTGATAATTTTTTAAGTTTTGAGCATTAATTCCAGTTAATACCGAATCATATCGTTGTCCAACGTATTCTTTGTTTAATTCTAATGTATAATGTATAACGGTATGTCCTGCTTTAATTGCATTTGCTCCAATATTAATAAGAAGCCAAGATTTACCGATTCCAGCTGGTGCCATTACTACACCCAATTCGCCATCGGCTAATCCACCATCCATTAAATCATCAATAACATCCCATCCGGTAGTAATTGTATGTCTTGCGGCTTCATCATATCTTGCGGCGACACTAGTTTTATAATCTAACCCAATATCGGTATCTGCACCGGCTTTCATTGCGCCGTCTATTTTAGTTTTAATTTCATCAAAATTACCATTTTTAAGTAATACAACAGAATCCATAATGGCACGCTTGATTTCTTGATTTTTACAGAATTTTAAAATTTCATCCTTTACAAAAGTCAAGTCACTCGACTCCATATATCGGAATACATCTTTTAACTGCTCCATTACCGCAGCTTTAAGAATATCATTTTCAATGCCGGTAATTTTTACCTTGAGTACATCTTTAGTTGGAGGTGCTTTATATTCATTAAAATGTATTAATATTACATCCATTATCCAACTATTGGCGTCTGATTCAAAATAATCCGATTGAATTATATCTGCTACTTGCTGTAAAAATAGTCTATCCGTAAACATTGCAGATAATACTTTTACTTGAAAGCCCCATCCATATTCACTTAATTTATCTGTCATAATAGATAATAATAAAAATTAAAATAAAATCAAATCATTTCTGTGTTTGTTTTGCAAATGCATCTAATGAAAGCCATGTTCGAGTCAACCAATCTGGAAGATTCTTCATTACTGCCCACATTTTATCTTCATAGAATAACCGCTGAAACTCGGCACGGTTTAACCCGGATATCGATTCACCCATTATGCCTCTGATTTTAGAAGATACATTTGCTGATATATCTAGAAGTTTTATGTCCATGAGTTGCCAATTCTTTTCAAGGGTTTCTCGATGATCTAAAATCTTCTGATATTTTTTTGTTTCGGTTAGAAGTGTATTACTCTTTTCAAATAACTCTTCTAACGTAACTTGTTTGCTATTAACAATTTCCGGAATAAGTTTTAAAATGGTCTTTGGACCTATACCGGATACTCCTGGTATATTATCTGACTTATCACCGGTAAATGATCTATATAATACCATATTATTTGGATGTACTCCAAATTCGTCTATAACTGCTTGGGTGTCATACATTTTCTTTTTAATTGGAGACCAAATTTGGATTCGATCATCAACTAATTGATAGAAATCTCTATCGGTAGAAACAATAGTAATCTTCTTACATGTTTCCGTATACATTTGTGCAATATATGCAATGGTGTCATCTGCTTCGATTCCATCCATTGATAAAAAAGTTACAGGCAAATAATCTAGATATGATATTAATCGACTAAATTGATGTTTCATTGATTGTTGCTCATTTTCTATACTAGAATCATGATGATCAAATCTTCGCAATTTTGTTTTATTAGCTCGATTAGCCTTGTAATCTTTATAAATCTTTTTTCGTTTAGTATTTCCATTCCTACCATCAAATGCAATTACACATCTACTTGGGTTGAAATCTCTAACCGTTTTTCCAACTGAATATAAAAATCCAGTTATTCCTCCGATATGGTCACCATCTTCATTGTATGCTGGTGTAGCACCGAAGCTTCGGATAAAGGTATTGAGCCCATCAAATACCATGATATGATCATTAGCATCCTTCGGGCTCGTTTCCTTTTCTTTCTGTAACTCTTTAAATAATCGTTGATACGTATTCATTATCCTTCTTCATCAATTACAGTTTCGTCTATAATGACATCATCGATACCACCATGTACTCCTGCTTGATATTTAAAGATATACGCATCGCAGATTCTTTTGTATAACCGTTCCTTTGCTGCAGGATTATCCATTACCTTGCTAACAAAATCTTTGCTTTGGAATTTCATTTCTCCAAAGACTTCTCCAGTTTCATGATCTACATCTTCCAATGTGTACCATGCTCCTGCTTGTTTAACCAATTTGAATTTCTTCATTAGGTTCAACCAACCACCGAAATTGTCAATACCACTATCATAATAGATTTCATAATCAATCTTACGATGTGGTGGACCCATACGATTTTTAACTACCTGCACGCTTGTCTTGCTACCTACTACCTGCTCTGCACCATTAACTGTTGCTTTAATTTGACCGGTATTTTTCAATCGCAGTCTAACAGATGCATGGAAAGGAATTGCCTTACCACCTGATGTTGTCCACTGATCTCCAAATGACACGCCCATTTTAACTCTGAGTTGATTGGTGAAGATTAAACAGATTCGTTCTCGAGCAATCCAATTGGTAACCTTACGCATTGCTTTAGACAAAATAATTGATTTGGAGGTTGCATAACCATCCTTGTCATATTCTGCTGCTAATTCAATTTTTGTAGATGCCCCCATTATAGAGTCTACTACAATTGTTACTAATCGGTCTTTGTCAGATTGACGTACCCCATCCACAATAGTTTCAATTGTTTCAAAAATTTCCTCGATCGTTTCAAGAGGTACGTATAACATAGTTTTCAAATCGGCACCGATTGCAGTTAAGAATTCCGAACTAGTTGCAGACTCCGTGTCTATATACACTGCAAGTCCGCCTTTCTTTTGTGTTTCCGCTAAGGTGTGTGCTGCTAACAATGATTTACCCGACGCTTCTAACCCTGTTATTTCGGTAATTCTACCAACAGGAAATCCTCCATTAGGTCGATTCGATATTGCTATGTCTAATGCATCACATCCTGACGATATCCATTCGGTAACATTGCTTGGCGAATCATCATCGCCATCTAAAAAGAATGCTGTCTTTAACGCTTGACCTTTAAACTGTTTGTTTATACTATCGGCCAATGTGTTTGCTAACGCATCTTCCAGTTCGTCCTTACTTTTGCTTTTTTTCTTTGCCATTTAAAGACTCCTACTTGTTAAATAAATCGTTGAATGCTTCAGCTACATCAGTTTTCTTTTCTTCGGTCTTAGCTGGTGCTGCGCCCTCAGTTTTAGCAGATGTGTTTGCTGTGGTGTTAGATGATGTATCGACGTCTGCACTGTCATCTTCCGGATTCATCCATTCTTTAAGAGCTGTTTCTAACTCATCATAAGTTGGTTCTGGAAAAATGTCGGTGATCTGAGGTTGGTTCATGATCTTTTCTGCAATTGCCTTGTCATCAGTCGCAGATGTGGTGTTAGGTTTGACACGAATTGTAGTCTTAGGATATCCGCCGCCTTCTGCAGGAATAAACTCTACGTCGATGTCACGACCATTCATTAAATCTGTGATATCACCATAATCTGGATCAGACACAATAGAAAGCAATTCAGTGTAAATTGTTTTACCGAATCCCCAAAATTTAACCCCTTCAGATTCTTTTCCGCGGACGATTACTGGAACATAAGTTCTCATTTTAGGTTCAATTTTACGACCCATTAACCATTCGTCTTTGTCTCCGGTCTTTTTTAGTTTTTCTGCAAACTCAACTACCGGGTCTGCATTACCAAATGATATTGGAGATAGCATTGACCGTTTGGCAATGTCATAGTGAAAATACAATTCTATAAATGGATTGTCTTTGCGGTGAACGTAAGGTACAATTCTTACTCTTGTTTTTGGTCCAGCTTCTGGTTTCCAAAGGTTGTTACGACGGTCGTCGGTTTTGTTTAATTGGTTAAGTTTTGCCTTGATGGCGTCTAAGTTAAGTCCCATTTAAGTACTCTTTTTTTGTTAAGTTATTAATTTATGTTATTTATTAATTATATATTAGATAATTAAATCGTTAAGTCCAAGTAATTTGTTAAGTTTTTTATTATCGAATTCCTAATTCGTCATTGTATTGATCTTTGTCAATTTCATGAAATTCATCAAATTGCCCGTTGCGATCATTTGCAGCATAATATTTTCCATTATGTTTAGCTACTACTGCAGTGCCTCCCATTTCAGCGTTTTGATCATCACTTTCTTGCCAATCTAATGAATTTGGATCAACCCCATCTTTTGTTTTTGGTATACCTTGATATGAAATCTGATCCCAATCTATGTCCCAATCATAATCTCCTCCGCCTAAACCAACGGCATTAGCATAACAAATCCATTCACCGCCATGTTGATCAACTCCCATTATGGTACCTGTCCATCCATATTCGTCGACACGATCTATTAATTCATAGTCTTCAAATTCAATTTTATAATTTTTTCCTTCATGTCTGTAAATTACAGTGTAATAAGGTTCTGACCCTTTGATGTCAATTATTTTGTCTTCTGGTGGTTGTGATTGTTCTATCAATGTTTTAAGTCGTATCATTACAATCCTAGTTTTTGTAGATGATCTTCTATAGTTTGATCATTTATTCCGTGTTTATCTGCTATTGATGCATCTTGAATATCTATAGATAATACACTGCCGGTTGCATCCATCATGATTGTTAAGTCAATTTCGTCTCCGTCTATTTGTATTTTGCAATCTAATTTTATGTCTGATATAGCTCTGGTTTGATCATACATATGAAATGCCGATACATATTCCAAATCGGTATTCCGATCATCGAGATACATTTTTATTTCACCAATCAATGAATCAATCATTTGCCCGTCTAATTCGCCGTCGACTTCGAAGTCAAAATCGCCGCCTAGGTTGAAATCTATATGGGCGTAATTAACTATTAGTTTAAAGTCTTTTTGTGCGTTTGAATTACCATCGGGCATACCCGGAGAGAAGTCCATATGTTGTTCTGCTATTAAATCTTTAAGTCGTATCATGTTATTATCCTATTATATATAATAAATATCAGGTTACCAAGAAATCTTCTTGAAAAATGTTAATTCAACTACTCGGTAATCGGAATCGTCGGTTAATATAAATGAATTGCGATAGTGTGTCCAATCTACTTGATATGTTTTGTCTAACACTCCGTTGTTGACTCGTCGTATAATTGCGTTTAATGCATTAACCGTATACAAGGTGTTGGTTTCTTTTTTACGATGTATGCTTATGGTGTTTTGTCCTCTGCGTGTTGTGCTGTCAGCATTATAAGTGCAATACAATTGATCTGTTTTTTCAGCATTGGAAAACACAAATATTCGTTGTTCTGGTATAGTGTAACTTTGTTGTATGTAATCAGTTATAATGTTTAAATCTGATTGATGTGCAAATGTGCATAGTAGTTGTGTTTTCAAATTATTCTCCAAATAGTTTTATAGATAATGAATCTAATACGCTTAAAATTTCTGAAGATATTAATTGCTCCGGAGCTATTTTTTTATTTAGTAATTTTACGCCTAACGAAATTTCTATTGGCACATCGTCTCCAGCAAATTTATAGACAGCATGGGGTGTAATATTTAAATATTTATATGCACTGTCAGTATTTACTAATGCATTAGTTTTATCTGTTATACTCCAACCAGTTTTAGCAATATGTGGATATCCATTATAAAATTCATTATATAAATTATTCCTATCGTATTTATACGTGTGAATACGTATTGCGGTTATTGGATTGTTAGAACCAGGTTTTTTTATTTTTTCTACCCATACAAAATAATGATCGTTACCGTCTTCTCCTGCTATCTTGTTTATTATTGAGTTAATTCGTTGTTTAATTGATTCTTTAGCTCGTTTTGTATCGTCATCATCTTTTTCATCGAGTTTAACAATATCTGTTATTGTTTTTGATTCAAAATTTGTATCTGATGTTTTTAAAAAATTTAAATAAGTTAATACTCCTTTTATATTCCTATCATCTATATTTTTAATATCACTCCCTAAACTAATTGCCTTTCCTTTTTCTGTTGTTTTTAAACTAATTGCGTGTCCATTAACACGTAAATCGTTTATTGTTTGTGCGCCGCCAGTATGTACAGATACAATTTTAGGTTGTTTATTTAGCAATGTAGATAACAACACTTCAGATATTGTTCCTAGTGAATTTGGATCAAACATACTGAATATTTTAAGATATCTAGAATAGACTGGAGCTATTTTTATAAATGCTTGTTTTAATAACTCAATATCATTTTTTGGAATGTCTCCGTTATCTAACTTTGATAATTGTTCTTCATCCTCAGTAAGGCCCATTGCTCGTTTAACTATGACATTTTGTTCAGCTTCTGGAAGATCGGTCATTTCTTGTAAAACATTTCTAAGTTCTACGTAATCTTCTTCGCAATCTGGATACCCCTTGTCTAATCGGTATGTCCATTCGGTAATTATAGAATCTATATTCATAACGTGATATTACTCATTTTATCATAAATATCGCCAACTTTACATTTCACCGGAAAATTACCCGTTTCTAATAACATTTTAATTTCCGGCAATAGGCCTTTGGCTTCTGATAAAGGAACATCGAATAGGACGGAGTCATATGTATACAATATTATACATGTTTCATAGTCTTGCAGATACCGTTGTAGTTCTGCTAATTTTTTAACAGACACTTCTGTTTCAGTGGCTTGCAGATAATAGTTAAACAATTTATATGACGTCATGTTGGTGACTTGGTCTTTGCAAATGCTTCTGCCTATAATAGGAGTTTTTATGCAACCACTACGTTTCCATGTAGCCCAAAGTTTAAACACAAAATCATGCACTTGCTGGAAGAATGGAATAGTTAAAAACTCTTTGTCTATGCCTCCATATAAAAGTCGAAATGTTATGCTTTTACTTTCCGATCGTTGTTCTTCCGTTAATTTGTCGACACCGAAATAAAATTGACCTAAATAGTCATGTATACTGGTGTCTGGCAAATCATATCCAATTAGTTTAGCAATCAGTCTAACATGATAACTATCAAAGTCCATTTCTACTAAAGCTCCAGCTGAGTGTCTGCTTATAAATGCTGCTCTAGTACCATCTTCTTTGTTCATTGCCGCATAATTGAATCCACCATATGCATTGCTTGGTCTACCTGTTGTGGTATGATAGTTGTATCTGGAATACACTCGATTGCCATTAACTAGTTCTGGCATACGAAAAGTGCTATTAACTGCTAACCCATTTTGTTCTATGTCAGCAAATGTTCTGGGATACAACTCATTGAACTGTTTATATGAATCTGTAAGTTTTACATTTAATATCATTGGCCATGCATAATGCCTAATCTTTTGACACATTGCCAGATGCTGTTGCATTGGTATTACTGAATTTACTTGAGATAATGATTTTAGTCTACGCCAATAAAATTCATGAGCTGCGGTTGGATAGTGGGTTTCATCATATGGTTCATTGTAAGTATACCACCACAAAGTCTTTACATCCCATACGGCATCGTTTCCACCGGTTTGAAGCCATCGCTTCTTGTCATGGATATATATATCAGTTAATGCTAAGAAGTCCTTAAGATATTCGTTGAAGCCCCTTATTTGTTCTGTATGATGTATTGGTACTATCCACTCACTATCATCTTCACAATATATATACAATGCATAGATATCTTGTATACACGTATGAGTGGTTGGGTTTGCATAGATCGGAACTAACAATGTCTTGTTTTCTGCTATTATGTTCAGGCAGGTTTTAACATCAGATTCATAGTCCACTATCATATACAATATAATAGTAAAATAATTTTACGAATCCAATCCGTTTATGTCTGTGGGTGTTATGAAGTCTACGTCGGTGTAATATTCAAGTGGATTAGACAATTTAATACTAATACCTGGCATTCGTTTTGTAGCCAGTTTGATTTGATTTAAATTTTTTGTTACTACACCGAGTAATTTAACTGGACCATTTGATGAATCGGTTTTCTGGCCGGATATATACCATGGTAATTTTATTGCATTATACATTATATTATCAATCTGTGATGCTTTCCATTTATCAAATTGCGATTGATCTATTTCTATAATATTCTTAGAATTTTGTTTTTGAATAAAATATCGTATAACAAAACCTCGGCTGATATCGGATGATGTTATACTAACTGGTTTTAGAATTAGTGATTGAAATGTTACATTTATATCTGGATTCAATTGTTTATATTTATATCGATCAGTATTCAAATTCTCATACGTAATTAATTTACGAGATGTATTTCGATTCCAACTTGGTTGACTATATATTTCGCCAGTTGTATATTTATGATATAATCCAATATATTCAACACCATTACTATACATTAATTCGTTATTAAATGCATATAAATTATTGGTAATTTCATCCGCGCCGTAATATGACTTTTGTCTACTCATTTTATATTTGGCCTCATTATACAATTGACACCCGTAGTCCATTGTCCTTGTGTTGTTACATTGTGTGTGATTCCAATTATACTAAAAACAGTATTAACTTTATATCTAGACGGCAATGCATGAAATATAAGAACATCGCCATATCGTAATCCATTAACGCCGTCAATTGTAAAACTGGCCTGAAATGGAAATACTGGTGCTGATGCTAGTTGCGACGCTTGTATATTTGGAGTTGGAAATTTCATGTATTCATATAAAGCTTTACGCAATTGTAGTTGAGGGGCTTCGTCAGTTGGATCATTACCAAAATTTAATTTTGCTGAGGTTAATGCTTCTATTTTTGAATTATAGTTTTGTTCATATTTTTCACGAAATTTATTAATAGCATCGGCATCGCCAGCTCCTGCTGTATACATAAAATTCATAAATGGGGCAATGTCATTTTCTGATATAGCATCTGATGTATTTAAAACATATGATAAATTTTTAGCATTTTCTGGTAATGATGCACTAAATTTAAAATCTCGGCAGATAGTACCTTCTGGGTGATTAGCAAACATTGGTACGATATATGGTTGTACGGGATCTGGATCGGTTTCTTGTAATGGTATGGTTATTGTTTCACCGTTGGTCCAAACAAATGAATGGGATTCTTGGACCTCGGATTTTGTCTCTGGTATTGGTTTTAAACACTTAACATCTGCAAATAATAATGCATCTTGGAATGTAGGATGTGTTACTAATTTTAAGTCAATTGCTCCTGCTGTATTCATGTTAATATATGAAGAAATTTCTGCTAAAAATCCTTTTATAGTATATGCAGTATTACCAGTATTACTTAATTTAGTAACAATTGAATTAATTAGTGATAAATTAATAAAAATTCTAGATGGATATAAAACCCTCGTTTGCTGTCCGGTTGAATCTTTAATTTCTTCCCATACTCCTGGCCATTCTTGGCTTGCAGCTGATATTATATTTTGATAATATTGCAACCCGCCATATGAATTCATACCAGATTTATCACCTGGGGTTTTTGGTAATAATAATATGCTTTCAGGATCAGCGGACACTAATTCACTATAATAGTTGCTAATAGTAGTTAACTCATTACACATTATTAATGGTATTGCTGATGAAGCTTCTCCACCAGTTTTAGACAAAACCCGACCATTGATAAATTCAATTAATGCACCTAATGTAATATATCGATAATCATATATTGATGTTGAGTGTATATTTTCTGGAAGTACTGGATATGGATCTCCTTTTAACACCCACTGATCATTTGTATCTACTGGATTATAATGTGATTCTTTTAAATCTAATTTCGACAAAACATCGGTAGGTAATTTTTCAGTTGTATTAATATCTAGATTCAATATATATTCAATTTCATTGCCTTCTGCATACGCTACATCTGATATTGGAATAATGTCATTTTCAGCAGCCGTCAGCAAAATATCAAGTGCAATGTTCTGATCAACAATATCATATAAATTTTCATAAAATTCTGATGTATAGTTACTACCAGTTTCTGCAGACACGGTTTCTAATGTTGTAGTATTTTCTGGATCGGCTATTTTTTCTTTTTCTTCTTTCTCTTTTGTAGCATCAGAATTTTGAAACATTGATACATCAGTGTATACATTACTAGTACCAGTTAGTTTAATTGACGCATTAACTACCCCATCTTTGTCATATGAAAAATTAAAATTAGTTATTAATCCTTCGAATCTATATGAATTAATTCTACGAGCATCTAATTTTAATTTTTCTAGTTGGGTATCTAATAAATTCGGGTATAATGTTTTTAATTTATCTTGGTTTGGCAAAATACTTGGTAACAACAATCCACCATGGTCTGAGTCTCTAGTTATAACGGCATTTTCAGGATGCGTTATATCTATACGAACATATCTGCCAGGTCTAAAAAATACGTGTTCTATTGTATCTAAATCTCGATCTACATTAGGTATAACTATATTAATATCTGCTTTGTTTAATAAACCAAATGAATGGTCGCCTATATTTACAGTTGCGTCTGAAATATATGGTCCTACCCTTCTCGATACGTCTTGTATTGTATTTTCTTTAGTATAAGCAGAACCGGCGTCGTCATAAAGTAATTGATCTTGTGTATATGATGGATCAGATAGAAATGTATTTGGTTGATATCGTGAGCCTCGTACTTCTGCACCACCCAATTCATATACTATGGCACTTGTGCTTCCACTACTTTCATACGCAGTTAATTTTACATTTGCAACTTTACCTAACATATAATCTAGCGAGTTATTAGATCGATCGAACATACCAGCTCTTCCTCGAGCGTTTAGTTCTGTTTGTAAATTTTTATCTACTTCAGTATAAAATATATTGTAACTCATCGATCTTGATTTGTTTGTTTAATTTGGTCTAAAATATTATTTTTGCCGGGAATTCTAATACTCGTATTTTGTGGCACTATCCAACTTCCTTTACCTAAATTATTTGCTGCAGCTATTATCCACCATAATGCCGAATTTTGATAAAATAAATGTGCTAATTTATCTAAACGGTCTGTGCTTGTTATTTGTATATATACATCATCATCCGATATATCTGGATTTGGTATTATTGACGTTGCCAATTTACGGTAACCGTCGTTGTCTCGTATTATTGATGTTGTTGAATATCGTCCCATTATTGTCCCGGTTTAGCTAATTGTTTCCTTGCCTCTGTAAAAGAGTCTTTTCTCGATAATGTATCATCGTCTGCTCTTAAGCCGCGGGCTGTTTTTCTTTCTGCTTTTTTACCACGGAATGTTTTGTTAAACTCTTGTGGATTTGGTACTGTGCTTTTAGAATCACTTAACCAATTATCATTGCCTTGTATCGATTTGCCATCGTCTGTGTATTTTTTTGCCAATGACAAAAGTCTTCCATTATTTTGCGGTATATCATTTCCAATAATATTAAATTGACAGGTTACACTTACACGCATTGGTGTTTGCATATTTTCTGGATCATTTTCAATATTAATTTCCCATGGTGTATCCATTCCATATGTATATGTTACGCTAGTCATCACTATGGGTTGCTGGTTGTGGATATCGCCAATTGTTATTCGCATCCATGGACCGATCATTGCAATACTATTACTGTCATATATTGGTGCAGTGTAACTTGCAAGTGCGTTTAATTTTCTATATATTGGCTTTAATTCATCCCGATCTGTTGCATATATATCAAACGCCAATGAGCCTGCTCTAGAAAATCCACCATAGTGATAATTGGGATCGGCTCGACCTACCATGTTTACGCTACTCCAATCAGCTGAGAATGAATCGTCAAAACTTGTTATAATAGCTCTAAATGCCATGATATCGTCTTCCTGATCTCCGCCTGGTTGAATTGTAGGCCCGGTAAAATAAAATTTTATAAAATCTTGCGTAACTCCAGTTCCTAAAAAATCGGTAATTTTTCCTAGAATTTTAGACCGTTTAGGCATCCATCTATATGCTGATTTTAATGTGCTTTTTTTATAATCAATAACATTTACTTTATCTCCTCTAAATGGTGTTGCTCGTTCCAACGGATTAATTGTAGGAACAAATTTACCTCCATTATCTTCTTTACCTTTGTCTATTCGACGGAGGTTTGACTTTTTCCATTTTGTTGTTACCATACTTCTAGCAGTAAAGTCTTTTCGTAATGCCCCAGGATCGTCATGATCACCAAACCCATATGTTTGTTTTATATTAAATACAGAATATGCTCCTGCTGGCGACAATGATGCTAGAGCATATTTTCCTGCTCTAAAACTACCTCGTAGTGTAGCAGATGCTCCGTTGGCGTTTAATGAACTTATACTGTCTATAATTTCCTTGCCAGGACCAGATTCTGTGCTTATTCTGTATCGACTTCTAAAATCTTGATATTTAACCCCTGGTACAACAGCCCCTAGTTTAAATGATTCAGCCGCATTAAATGCACCACGTGGTGGTTGTGATGTTAGACTGTCAAATGGCAATGTATTATATGTAGTCGAATAATGACCCGAATTCAGTAATGATGATCCTATACTAGATATACTACTTAAACCTAAAGTACCTCCTAATATATTTCCTGCTAATTGAATTCCTTTGTTTTCTATTGTACCTCTGTCTATGTTGCTTGATATAAAGTTATGTGGTATTGGTGATGTTGTTTTAACAGTAAATGGCTTAATAAATTGTGATGGCTCTTCTCGTGTCGGATTAGTATATGAAACATTTGGTAATATGTCATATGTATTGTAGTTTCCTAGTTGTAATGGTGTTGTGAATTGACCCGAAGTAATACCCCGGCCGATTGTAGTTCGATACAACCTGTCAGGCAATATATTGAATGGACGTTGAAATTGTGATTCATTGCCAGTTGTTGGGTTTTCCATGTGTTATCCTCTCGTTCCGTTAAATGATGATGCTGGCTGATTTATTATTGCTTGTGATAATGCGTTAATTGCTGCTACTACATCTCGGTTATCTGTGTTTAATGCCGTACCACCGGATGTATTAGCATTTGATACAATTGAACCATTGGCTGTTGGAACAAATAGTTCTGGTCCTTGTTCTCCAACTGTATATGATGCCCCGGCAGACACTGGGCCACCCATGGCAAGTTTAGGAGTAGATGTTATAGATGTTTCAGATGTGGCTCCGGTATAATTTGTAACCCCATCAACTGTTTTTTCAAATGCGGCACCAAATTCTCCATTCAGTATGTCTG